AGCAGATCCTTCACACTTTATGAAAAAATATTGCCACATCCAACATCCACAAAGGGGTAGAGTTTTATTTAATTTATATCCTTTTCAAGACAGAGTATTAAATTTATTTAAAGAAAACGATTATTCTATAATTAATAAATCTAGACAATTAGGTATATCTACCTTATGTGCAGGTTATTCTTTATGGTTAATGTTATTTCATAAAGATAAAAATGTACTTTGTATAGCTACAAAGCAAGAAACAGCTCGTAATATGGTTACGAAGGTTAAATTCATGTATGATAATTTACCTTCATGGCTCAAAATACCCGCAGAAGAAAATAATAAATTATCTCTTAGGTTAAATAACGGATCAATAATTAAAGCTACATCAGCAAATTCAGATGCAGGTAGATCCGAAGCAGTATCATTACTATTAGTAGATGAGGCAGCTTTCATTAATCAAATTGGAGAAATATGGGCATCAGCTCAACAAACATTAGCTACTGGGGGTGGTGCCATAGTATTAAGTACACCTTATGGTACAGGTAATTGGTTTCATAAAACATATGTAGCAGCCGAAAGTAAAGATAATGATTTTCTCCCTATTAGGCTACCTTGGTTTGTCCACCCAGAACGAGACCAATCGTGGAGGGATAGACAAGATGAATTATTAGGTGATCCTAGAATTGCAGCTCAAGAGTGTGATTGTGATTTTAGTACCTCGGGTGATACAGTTTTTTATTCTGAATGGATTGAATGGGTTAAAGAAACAACTATTCAAGAACCAATGGAGAGAAGAGGAGCAGATCAAAATCTATGGGTTTGGGAAGCTGCTGATTATTCAAGAGACTATATGATTATGGCTGATGTAGCTCGAGGTGATGGTAAAGATTACTCAGGATGTCATGTGATAGATATAGCAACTAATACACAAGTAGCAGAATATAAGGGGCAAATGCCTCCTAAAGAATTTGGATATTTCCTAACAGGTTTAGCTACTGAATATAATAATGCAATGTTAGTAGTAGAAAATGCCTCAATAGGTTGGGCTACTCTAGATGCAATTCAAGAAAGAGGATATAGAAATTTATACCACTCACCAAAATCAGATGCTTTAACCGCTGAATCATTTCTAAGAGTATATGAAAGCAACTCAGAAATGACACCAGGGTTTACAATGTCTATGAAAACCCGACCACTTTGTATTAATAAGTTTAGAGAATTTGTTGGTGATAGATCAGTAATAATCCGTTCAAAACGTTTACTAGAAGAGATGAAAGTATTTGTTTGGAAAAATGGAAGACCAGAAGCTCAAAGTGGCTACAATGATGATTTGGTTATGTCATTCTCTATTGGTATGTTCCTACGAGACACGTCGTTGAAATTTCAACAAGAAAGTCTAGATAGAGCAAGAGCAGCCTTAGGGTCAATTAAAAGTAGTAAAACAAATTATAGTGGAGGTTACTCAGGAAACAGCACACAAAATCCATATAACATGGATATTGGAGAAAACAATGAGGATATAAGATGGCTTTTATAATATTTATAATAAATAACAAACATGGCAGATAAAGGATTATTCCCAAGATTAAAAAGATTATTTTCAACTGATGTTATAATTAGAAACACAGGTGATAACCAATTGAAAGTTTTTGATATAAACAAAATACAACAATCTGGGAATTTTGAAACTAACTCTTTAGTAGATAGATTTAATAGAATTTATACAAATTCATCTACTTCATTATATGGTCAACAAACCAATTTCAACTACCAATATTTAAGACCTTCATTGTATTCTGATTATGATGCAATGGATACTGATGCTATTATTGCTTCTGCTTTAGATATAGTAGCAGATGAAAGTACTTTAAAAAATGACATGGGAGAAGTACTCCAAATTAAATCTCCAGATGAAGATATACAAAAAGTATTATATAATTTATTCTATGATGTCTTAAATATAGAATTTAATCTATGGCCTTGGATTAGAAATATGTGTAAGTACGGTGACTTTTTCTTGAAATTAGAAGTTGCAGAAAAGTATGGGGTATATAATGTTATTCCTTATACGGCATTTCATATGGAGAGATTAGAAGGAACAAACCCAGAAAATCCAACAGAAGTTCAATTTAGATTTGACCCAGAAGGGGTTGCTGCCTCAGATTATGGGTATTATAATGTTCCTAATCAACAAGATGGAAAAAATATAATATTTGATAATTATGAAGTTGCACATTTCAGATTATTAACTGATGTTAATTTCTTACCTTATGGTAGATCTTACATAGAACCCGCTAGAAAGTTGTTTAAACAATACACACTAATGGAGGATGCTATGTTAATACACAGAATAGTTAGAGCGCCTGAAAAACGAATTTATTACATGAATGTTGGGAGTATTCCTCCAAATGAAGTAGATGCATTTATGGAAAAAACAGTTACAAAATTAAAACGTACTCCATATGTAGATCAAAGTACAGGTGAGTATAATTTAAAATATGACATGCAAAATCTACTTGAGGATTTTT